TAAACTTTGTATGAACCACCAGCAAATCTTTTAAGATATGCTTTCCAATTAAACTTTTCTGGTTCAATCTGATTTAATTTTTCTAATAAACTTTTAACTTCTCCTGGTATAAATCCTCTGTTTTTAACTATTTGTTCTGCCACTTCTTTGATTACATACTCTGCTTGTTTTTGCATTAGTTTTTTAGTGGATTCATCCATATTATCAAACTCTTTCCAAGTAGAATGAGAAGGATGAAGATCACTTTGACTAAGCTGATCTAATAAATCATTTAAACTTTGACTACTATTATTTTGCTTTGCATTCATCAATTCATCATAATAATACTTTGTTTCTTCATTTGCTTTTAATGTTAGTTCAGGAAATGAATCTAACGTTAGAGCACCTGGAGGAAGCATGATTTCCTTGATTCTTTGATTAATTGTTAAATCTGCAGCAATATTAAATATCATAGGATCACTCAACATTTCTCTTAAACTCAAATGAAATAATGTAATATGCATTAGTTCATGTTTAAGTAGTCCTATCTTTTGATCATCATTTAATAAATTCCAAAAATCTGGATTAATTGCCAACTGGAAATTAATACCATTTTTAGAAACACCTGCTGTAGCAATATCAGATCTCCATTTTTTATTGAGCATAATTAAAAAAAGCCCATAAAAGGGCTCGCTCAATATCAAAGACTTGCTTATTTTTTCTAAGCTTTCTTGATTATTGTTGTTCATGTTTTACGTATGGATTTAAATCTTTAAGATTATACAGTAAAGTTTCTTTAATGTATGGATCTACATTTTCTATGTATTTTAGAAAATATTCTTTTTGTTTATTAAATGACCTATGATCTTTTAATTCTACTAAAGTACAATAAACATTATCTAAGTATAATCCTTTTTTTATCAATCTTTTTAGTTTTTTATGATCCGCTATAAATTCTAATAAACTAACATTCTTTAAATTATTATTATTCCATACTTCTCTTAATAAAATTAGAATTCTAATGTAATTAGACTTAATCATAAAATTAGATTCAATACAATCAAACAGTAGATCAACATCTACAAAATCTGCTTGTACCATCTTCATCATATTTACAAATTGATCATCAGTTATTATTTCACCTCTTTTTCTTTGTTTAGTTAACATTAATCAAAAGATATTTCAACACCTGGTTTTTTAGGATCATAAACATATTGTTCAAATATTGGTATGATTACATCAGAATTATCATCGGATATCCAACCAAACTTCACCATTTGATCCTGTATTGTTTGTGCAGGATTTATATAGTCAAACTTGTGTTTAGATTTCCTATAAAATTTGAAGTATACTTTAACAGGAAATGATTTCTTTTTTAAATACTTAGAAACTTTCTCAGCATTATCTTTCCAGAAGTCATGACTTTCCTTCCAATAGTTATATGTTTGTTTACTAGCTATTGAATATTTTCCAGTCCATCTTCTTGAATTTTTAGAACTAGGAACATTTCCAGGAATAAATACTGTTAAACTCATAAAAATAAATCTTTTAATAGTATACATATCTCTCTTCTTGAATGTTCAACACCGAAGTCTTTAACAGAATCAGATATATCTTTTGACATATCCAAATTTGTATAATCAAGATTATATAAACTATTATATTTTAACATGTTTCTAAAACCAGCATCATCATTATCTAAAATAACACCGATCTTTTTATACTTTGTTTTTAAATCATTGATCACCTCTTTTTTGATTATTGTATTTTCACTAGATGGAGCAATAAACTCCACTGGGAATTTTAAACTTTCAAGAGCTAATCCATCCTTCATTGATGAAACAATCAATAGATAGTCATGCTTGTATTCTAATTGGTCCATACCCTGGACATGTTCTTTAAATGTCAAGAACTTATTATCCTTATTATATGGTTGATATATTTTATAAATCTCATTATTAGAGTCAAAATAACCATATATCATTTTACCACTTAGATCAATTATGTTATCACCTTTTTTTAATACAATATCACATGGTTTTATTCTATATCTTTCTAGAAGACTAGAACCAATATTATACTTTGACCAGAATTTTACATCTCTATTTGTCCAAGGTCTAACGTTATAACTATCTATTATTGTTTTCTGCTTTGTTTTAATTGCACTTCTTACATAAATTTTACTTCTTCCGTGAGACTTATAGTCTTCGACTATCTTGCTCACTGTTTCTCCATAATTTAACCCATAAAGTTTTTGTACCAAACCAAATGCAGTACCACCATTATCTGATGAAAAATCTTTATAGAAGTATCTACCATCTTTATTGAATATCTTCATTGATGGAGTCTTCTCATTTGGTTTAAATAACGATTTTATAGTAACGTCTTCTCCCAACAAATTCTGTGTCAATCCTGCATAATGTTCAAATATCCATGTTTCTGGTACTTCGTCTATTGAGATTATATCTTTGGTTGAGAGCATAATACTAAAAATAAAAGGGGCGAGAATATCCCGCCCCTAAATTATAAAATTAAAAATAACTACAAATCAAAATCACTTCCTACAGATGAGCTAACTGGACTCATACCATCAAATACATCTACTGGAGCATTGCTAGCAGATTTTGCTATTTTACGGATATGAACATCAGCATCATAAGTAACAAGTGTTGAGGAACTTGCAGTATCTGGGATACTATCAAGTTTTTCAATTGGTTTACTGGTTTTATCAAATCTTGGAAAGAACAAGTCATAATTAATATAACTATTCTTTTCATATTCTTTACCACCAATTACACAATTGAAATAGATATTCTTGAATGGTCTAGTCTTATTGAGGTGATTAACAAAGTCTTCAATGCTATTAAATTTGTTATCTTGTTCTTCAAACCAATCCATAAAACCTAACTCTCCAGCAAGATTTTTAATAAATTGAAGAATACTTCTATCACGGTCAATCTTAATACCAGATTTGGTAACAGCATTAGAAAATGGATACATACCTGCTTTAACTCTACCAATTTGACCTAGATGTTTACCTTTAGATGGATCATCTTTATCAATAAAGAAACCATCTAAACCTGAAACAGGTTCTGTCTCACAATACATAGTCAAATGATATGCTTGTTGATCATAAGGAACTGTGTCCAAAGTAATAGAATTAATTTTTACAGTTTTAGATCCTGGTAATATGCTCTTTGACATACCGGATCCACTTGGGATGTTTTTTGTACTTAACATGTTAAATTATTTTAGTTTTCGTAATCACAAATTGCGGTTTTTACAATGTTTAAATCATTTGGAATTTCAAATTCACTAAACATTCCTTTAGGAGATTTACAAGTATTCTCACCATTAGTTTGGGTCTCAAATACATATCTCACTCCAAGTTCTTTATCTTTCTTTGCTTTAGCAAATAACACAATAGAAAACAAACCTTCTAGAGTTACTGTGCTATCAATCATCTTACCTATTGTTTTAGCTTTAATCTTACGATTACCATCTATATCAACAGATTCTTCTGAGTGATTTAAGAAAAATATTACTAGATCATCTCTAAGATCATTTTGAATTCTAGCAACACGGGTTAAGTTCATAGCCATTTTGGTAAACTTATCATATCCCTTTTCCATTGCTTTATCCATATACTCAAATGAACTCATATACTGCCAGTCATCAATTACAATAGTTTTGATTTCTGGTCTTTGCATTGAAATATATTGCAAACAAGCAATAATACTATCAGGATCAGATTTAGTATACATATTTCCAGTCAAATTTGATTTTGACCAAGGTGTATATTTACTTCTCCATCCTTTAAATGGTAGTGGTTTGTTTGCAACATTAATAATAAATGTTGAACTCGGATCTAAAGATTCAATAGAAGTGGACTTACCACAACCAGAATCACCGATTATTAGTGCGCTCTGTGCCATTATTTAAAATTATATCGTTTAAGAACTTTTTATTACTCACTGGTTTATTGAGTAGAATTGCAGCCAAATCTCTAATTGATAAATCACTAATAGGACTATCAGTTAATTCAGCTATTTCAAAATCAGATACAGATTTCTTTTCTGCTTTTGATTTCTTATCACTCAATGGCTTTGTGGTAAGATCAATTTTATAAAGTTCTACCACTGGAACCATAAACCAGGTGTAATTACCATTATTAATCTGAACATATTCTTCAGACCAATGCGGATTATACTTCCATAAATAGAGTTGTCTTTCTGGATCCTCTGGTTCCAAATCTTTATTTACAAACTCCGTAAAAAAATCTACACCTCTAGAAAGTTCAGATTGGAAAAATCCAACATGCAATTCATTCATACCTTTTGGTATGTATGCCATCTTAGGAATAAATTCTCCTGAAGGGGCTCCAATTGCATCCAGAGTTCCTTGATGAAACTTTCTGAGTTCTTGTACTTTCGCAAAACGAGACTCCATGTTCTCCTTTTTGCTTTCTTTAGTTTTTAAAATCATATTTTTAATTTTGCTTGTGGTGGTGTTTCACTTTCTGTAATTCTCATTTTGTTAAATTCAGCTTTGAAAAAACTCATTCTTGTGTCCCCATTCCTACATTTGAGAAAGTGCATCACCAATACTGTCTCGTCCTCAATAATAAACTTATCAGGACCATAAAATCTAATCTTTTGTTTAGCTGGTCTATTAATACCAATTACTGTATCAGCATGTTGCAACATTGCATCACCACCAAAAATATCAGAATCTAATACGTAATTACCGTATTTACCATCTTCATTTCTTTCTGGATTATCAATGTTACGATTTAACTGACTAAGAATAATAAACAAGATTGGATATCTTCTTTTTAAATCAGTGAGTACATCCCCTAATTCAGCTAGGGCATCTAGTCTTTGTTGTCCATGTTTCTTTTTAAGTAAAATAGAATGGTCTAGAGTAATTATAGTTTTAACATATTTACCTAGAACTTTCTTTTCTTCCATATAGGATTCTATCACTGCTTTAAATTCTTCTGCAGTAATAGCATCTTCTACAATATCAATAGGAAGA